CCCCGATCCCCATCGCTGTTCTGAAGGACGTCAGCGTCGACTTCGGCGGGAGCTACAAGCAGCTCCGTGGCGAGAACAGCTACGCAGTCGCCGGCGCGATCACCGACCGCAGCCTGGGCGTGAAGGCCAAGTTCGCCAAGATCAACGCTGCCGCCTACCAGGCCGCCCTGCCCGGCTCCCTCGTCACCACGGGCGTGAGCATCATCGTCCCCGACGAGCTGTCCACCATCCCTGCCACCCCGTTCCAGGTGACCGTGGTTGGTGCCACCGGCTTCGAAGCGGACCTCGGGGTGATCAGCCTCAGCACCGGCGCCCCCATGCAGCGGGTCGCCAGCAACCCCGCCACCGGGCAGTACAGCGTCGACATCGGCACCGGGAAGTACACCTTCGCTGCGGCCGACACCGGCCTGAAGGTCGCCATCACCTACACCCGCCGGGATGCCACCAACGGCAAGACCGTCAGCGTGACCAATCAGCTGCAGGGCCTCGCCTCGCCCATGCGCGTCTACCTGGGCAACAGCACCAGCGGCAACGTCCTCGGCCTGCAGATCTACGCCGCCCTGATCCCGAAGATCGGGACCGCCCTCAAGGCGGGCGAGTTCGCCGAGCACGACATCGAGATCGACGCCATCGACGACGGCACCGGCCGGATCTACGACCTCTACCTCTCCAAGTAGGAGCCCCCATGACTCCCTTCACCCTCCCCATCAGCCTGGACGGACAGCTCTTCCAGGCCAGCGAACTGAAGGTCGGCCCTGTGCGCCGGGCCATGGTCGGCTTGGCCGAACTGCAGAAGGGCGGCGACACCCCGGAAAAGGGCGTTCAGCTGCTCGACCTCATGGCCGAGACCGTCGCGCTGTCGCTCCGGCCGCGGCACCCTGACATGACCACCGAGAAGGTCCAGGACCTGACAACCAAGACGGAGCTGGCCACCGTGTTCCGCCAGGTGCTCACCTTCTCCGGCGCGAAGGAGGCCTCCCCGGGGGAAGCGCAGGCCCAGGTGGAGTAGCAGCCTCCTGGGCCCAGCTCTACGCCCATGTGGCGTGCTCGACCGGCTGGACCTATGAGCAGATCGACGGCCACACCCTGGCCGACCTGGAGGGGCTGGCGGACTACTGGCGCGCCGCCCCTCCCACCCACCTCCTCGTCAGGGACTACCTGGGCTACAAGGCGCCGGATGGTGAATCGGCAGCCGAATCCCACCCCGACGACGAGCGGACCTTCGAGGACCTGGAGGCCGAGGCTGATGCGGCCCTGGCAGGAGTGAACTGGTGACCGACAGCGCACGGATGGAAGTCCAGATCGGAGCGAACCTTTCCGAGCTCACCGCCGGGATGACCCAGGCGGTCGCGGCCGTAAACGGAGCAACCTCCGGGATCTCCAACAGCCTGGGGAAGCTCGGCGGCGTGGTCGGCTCCGTCATGGGCGTCCTCGCCGGTGGGGCCCTGTTCAAGGACGTGGTCGACGAGACCAAGAAGTGGACGGGCGAGGCGGTGAAGCTCTCCAGGGCCCTCGGGATCACCACCGAGGAAGCAAGCGTCCTCAATCTGGCCCTGGGCGACATCTACAGCGACTCGGACACCTACCTCGCCGCGACGAACAAGCTCGCGATGCAGGTCGCCAATGAGGGCGACGCCTTCGAGCGCATGGGCATCAAGACTCGGAACGCCTCCGGCCAACTCCGGCCCATGGGCCAGATCATGCAGGACAGCCTGGAGAAGCTGAACGGCATGAAGGCCGGGACCGACCGCACCGCCGCGGGCATCGCGCTCTTCGGCCGCGGGTGGGGCGAAGCCTCCAAGCTCATGAAGCTCAACAACCAGGTCCTGGAGGACGCCAGGGCCAAGGCGGAGAAGCTGAACCTCGTGGTCGGGGCCGACAGCGTCTCTGCGGTGAAGGAATACAAGGCGGCGATGAACGACGTGGAGGACGTCGTCACCGCCCTGAAGGTCCGGGTGGGCCGTGAGCTCATGCCTGTCCTGACCGACATGGCGGACTGGGCCCAGGAGGAAGGCCCCAAGGCGTTGGAGGGTCTGTCCGTCGCCATCAACGTGGTGGTCACGGCCTTCAAGACGCTCAAGTTCATCATCGAGGCCGTCGCGATTGCCATTGCCACGAACATCATGGCCATGGCCGACCTGGCGGTCGAAGCCGGCCAGACCATCTGGAAGGCGCTGAAAGGTGACTTCTCAGGCGCCCAGGCGACCTGGAGGGCAGCGACCCAGGCATTCAAGAACCAATGGGGCGACGCCTTCGAGGACATCAAGACCCGGTATGCCGACCTGGGCGTGTCCCTGAACCAAACCTGGGATCCGAACCTGCGGACCAAGCGGACCGGGAAGGCCGAAGGAAAGGGCGAGGGCGAACAGCTGGCCAAGAAGCCCGGCGGCAAGGATGAGAGCGACAAGCTCCTGAAGACGTTCAAGGAGCAGCTGGAGGAGAAGAAGGCCCTCGAGGAGAACTGGTTCACCTGGTCCACCGGCCGGGAGCTCTCCTTCTGGCAGGAGAAGCTCCAGGGCCTGGAGAAGGGGACGAAGGCGTACCGGGCCGTGCTGACCGAGGTCAACAAGCTCCGGAAGCAGGACGCCCAGGAGGACCACGAAGCCCACCTCGAGCAGCTTCGCGCTGAGATGGACGCCGACGCGGCGAACCTTTCCAAAAAGCTCGCCCTAGCCCAGCGGATGACTGCCGAGGAGCGCCGACTCCACAAGGAGGGCTCCAAGGAGGTCATCGCCGCCCTACGCGCCGAGGATGCCATCCGCCGGGAGATGCACCAGCGTGAGCTGGCCCTGGCCAACCAGGTCGCCCAGGCGAAGCAGGCCCATGCCCTCCGCCTGATCGCCATGGAGGAGTCGAGCGTCCAGCACCGGACGGCCCTCGGGATCCTTGATGCAAAGGGTCAGCTGGAGCAGCTGCAGGAGCTGAACGCCCAGCGCATGGCCCTGACCATGGAGACCATCGACGCCGAACTCGCTCTTGAGAGCCTGGCCGAGGAGCGCCGCCTGGAACTGCTGGCCCAGCGCCAGGCAGCCCAGGACGAAGCCTACGCCAACAGCCTCGCCCTCCATCAGCAGTACCAGCAGCAGCTGGCCAGCGACATGGAGCAGGCCTTTCAGCCTTTCGTGCAGGCCTGGGAGATGGGGCTGGAGAACATCCTGAACGGGACCGGCTCGGTCACCGAGATGCTCGGCGGCATGTGGAAGGGCCTGGGCAAGGTCCTCGACCGGGTGCTCGTCGACATGATCACCAAGTTCATCGCCGCCGAGACCAAGAAGACCCTGGTGGCTGCCTGGGCCCAGACGAAGATCGTGGCTGCCGAGGCCTGGGGCGTGACCAAGAAGATCGCCCTCTACATCTGGGACGGCCTCAAGTTCATCGCGATCCAGGCATGGAAGGCAGCCGCCGGCGCCTACTCCGCCCTGGCCTCCATTCCCTATGTCGGGCCCGTCCTGGCACCGATCGCGGCTGCCGCGGTCCTCGCCGCCGTCATCGGCATGGGCGGGAAGCTGGCCTCTGCCGCCGGCGGCTACGACATCCCCGCCGGCGTGAATCCCATCACCCAGCTTCACGAGCAGGAGATGGTCCTCCCGGCCAAATACGCAAACCTCATCCGCGGCATGGCCGACGGGGAGGGTGGCGCCGGGGGGAACGGAGGGGGCAACCACTTCCACGTCCATGCCGTCGACGCCCGGGGCTTCGAGCGCCTTCTCAGGGACAACCAGGGGCCTCTCGTCCGAGTGATGTCTGAAGCCGCCCGCAACGGAGTGAAGGCATGAGCGACCTCGTGTTCCCGAAGCTGAGATGCGCCGCCCTCAAGATCAAGCGGATCCCCCTCCTGAACACCAAGATCCAGACCGCCCCGACCGGCCGGGAAACCCGGATCTCCTGGCAGCCCACCACCCCGCGGTTCCGCTACGAGATCCCCCTGGATGCCCTCCGGCAGGACTCCGATCCCCTCAAGGATGAGGTCAAGAAGGTGCTGGAGACCTTCTGGCAGGCCCATGGGGGGCGGCTGCAGTCCTTCCTCTTCGATGACCCCCTTGATGGGGTCCGCCGGCGCGTCCGGTTCGACGACGACAGCCCGGACCTCACCCGGGTCTACGACAAGGTCTGGAGCATGAAGCTCGTCCTCATCACGGTGGTTGGCGAATGAAGCCCGCGAGTGCAGCGACCAAAGCAATCCTGGCTAGCCGGTCGTTCTTCGCGGCTGACCTCTGGACCATCACCCTTCTGACCGGCTCGGTCTACCGATGGACCAGCGCCCCCACGGACCTGTCGATCGGCGGGACCGTGTTCAGCGCCAGCGGGCCCGCCATCTCCAGGGGCAAGGTAAAGCTGGCCCTCGGCTACGAGATCAGCACCCTCGAGGTCACCCTGCGTTCCGCCTCTTGGCAGCTTGGCGGCGTGAGCCTCGCCCGGGCGGCATGCTCCGGAGCCTTCGACGGGGCCACCGTTCGCCTGGACCGGGTCTACATGGCGACCTGGGGCGACACCAGCGCCGGGACGGTGACCCTGTTCGAGGGGAGCGTCGCGGCCGTGGAGCCCTCGCCCTTCGGGGTGAGGATCACCGTGAAGTCCGACCTGGAGCGCTTCAACTGCATGATGCCCAGGACCACCTTCACCCCCGGCTGCAGCCTGGAGCACTATGGCGCCGCCTGCGCCCTTTCCCGGTCAGCCTGGACGTCGACCGGAAGTGTCGGCGGTGGGGCCACGTCCTCCGTGATCCCCTGCAGCCTTCCCCAGGGCGCCGGGTACTACGACTTGGGGGTGCTGACCATGACCAGCGGCCCAGCTGCTGGAGCCCGGCGCGCCATCCGTTCCTGGTCCGGGAGCGCTCTCACCCTGGCCATGCCCCTGCCCGTTCAGCCCCAGCCCGGCGACAGCTTCCAGGTAACGCCCGGGTGCGACAGGACCCAGGGCTCAGGCGGCTGCGCCAAGTTCAGCAACCTCGCCCGCTTCCGGGGCTATCCCTTCGTGCCCCGCGTGGAGACCGCCCGATGACCACCCGCGCCGCCGTCGTCGCCGAAGCCATGACCTGGCTGGGCACCCCCCACCATCACCGGGCCCGCGTGAAGGGCGATGGCGTGGATTGTGGCCAGCTCCCCGCGGCCGTGTTCGAGGCATGCGGCCTGATCCCCCACTGCGATCCCGGGGAATACCCCCACGACTGGCATCTCCATCAGGACGAGGAGCGGTATCTGGAGCACGTCGAGCGATTCTGCGACCGGCTGCCTGATGGGATGCAGCCCCTTCCCGGGGACCTGATCCTCTTTCGCTACGGTCGCTGCATCAGCCATGGCGCCTTGGTCGTCGAGTGGCCCCTGATCATCCACGCCTGTGTCGGCCAGGGCGTGATCCTCGAATACGTCAGCCAGAGCCCCGAGCTGCAGGAGCGCATGGTCGGCGCCTGGCGCCTGCGGGCCTGGGCGGAGGTGGCCGCATGAGCCGGATGTTCGGCGGTGGCCAGAACACCACCATGGAGTCGGGCGAGAAGTTGGGCGGGCTGCAGATCCAGACCAGCTCGTACGGGGGAACCCTGGCCTTGGCCTACGGCACCCGCCGGCTCACCCCGAACCTGATCCACCACTTCAACTTCCAGCGCCACGAGCACCGGAGCACCCAGCGAACTGGCAAGGGTGGCGGAGGCGGAAGCACCCAGACCACCATCAGCTACACCTACACGGCCTCGGTGATGCTGGCGCTCTGCGCTGGCACGGCCATGGAGCTGCTCCAGGTGTTCCGGGATCGAGAGGATCCGAAGAGCGCCGCAGAGGCGGGGTTCAGCCTTCTGAACGGGTCGAAGCCTCAGGGCGCATGGCCGGCTCTTGCCGCCTGGAAGGGCGGGGCCGAGAGCGTCGGCTACAGCGGCACGGCCATCGCCTGCAAAGCCGACCTGGACTGCGGCACCTCGGGCAGCATCGGGAACTTCAACTTCAGCGTCCGGGCCCTCCTGGCGACCATCGCCGATCCCGACCCCAAGGCCAACGGCGCCTACGATGCCCATCCCGCGGACATCGTCCCCCACTTCCTCTGTGACCCCCAAGAAGGAGCCGGGGGTCAGGCCGGGCGCATGGGTGACCTCAGCGCCTACCGCGCATGGTGCACCGCCATGGGCTTCTTCATCAGCCCGGTGTTTGCCGACCAGAAGCCGGCCCTGGAGCATCTGCGGGAGATTCTGGACGCCACCCACGCCGTCCCCCTCTACGCCGCAGCGCCCAGCGGAGGGATGCAGCTTAGGGTCCTGCCCCTTGGCGACGAGACGGTGAGTGGGAACGGGGCGACCTTCACCCCTGACACCACCGTCGTCTACGACCTCGGGCCTGACGACTTCCTCGACGACGACGAACCGGTCCGGCCCGAGCGGAAAAGCCCGGCCGACGCCTTCAACTCGATCGGGGTGAAGTTCACCGACCGGACCCTGCAGTACAACGAGAACGCTGTGGAGGTCCCTGAGCCTGCTGATGTCGCAGCCTTCGGGCTCCGAAGGGGTGAGGCCCTGGACCTGCCCTGCATCACCCGGCCCGCCCATGCGGCGACCCTCAGCGCCCTGAAGAGCCAGCAGTCCGTCGCCGGGAAGATGACCTACCGGTTCCGCCTGCAGGGCTGCTTCGCCCTCCTTGAGCCCGGCGACTTCGTCACCCTCACCGAGCCGTTCCTAGGCCTGGACCACGTCCTGTGCCGGGTCGACATCATCGAGGAGGACGAGGAAGGTCGACTCGATGTGGTCGCCAAGGAGTGGCTCCGTGGCAGCGGGTTCACCTCCGGGCGCACCGGCCAGTCCACCTCCGGAGGCGGCATCTCCACCACCCGGCCCGCCGGGAACGCCGCCACCCCAGTGATCTTCGAGCCCCCGGCCCTGGCCACCGGTGGGCAGCCTGAGGTCTGGCTGGCGACGGCCGGCATCAGCCCCGACTGGGGCGGCTGCGAGGTGTGGATCAGCCAGGACGGAGGCAACAGCTACGAGCAGGCCGGGTCCATCCAAGGCGGGGCCCGCTACGGGGTCCTCAGCCAAACCCTGGGGGCGGGGCCTTCCGCGGTCGCCCGGGTCGACCTGGGCATCTCGAAGGGTCTTCTCACGTCGGCCACAGCCCAGGACGCCTCTGACCTCGTCTCACTCTGCTGGGTCGACGGTGAGATGGTCGGCCACGCCGGGACCACCCTGGTCGCCGCCAACACCTACGACCTGGCCCTGCCGAAGAGGGGAGGCTTCGGATCCAAAGACCTTCCCCATTCCGGGGGCCTGTCCTTCGTGCGCTGCGACGAACGGCTCTTCCGCTACCGCTATCCAGCCTCCCGGGCCGGGCAGACCATCAAGATCAAGCTGGTGAGCTTCAACACCTTCGGGGCCGGGCGCCAGGACATGGCCACCGTGCCGGTCTACACCTACACCCTGGCCGGCACCTCCCAGTCCTACCCTGCCCCCACC